AATCAAAGACTTATCCTATGAAATTGAACAACTACGACACAATTTTAGAGGAGATGGTGGACACACGGTAGGAGACAGTTTAGAAGGAATTATGATTAAATTCCTACAAGAGGAAAAGAAGTAAAGAAAGGGGGAAACCCCTTTTTTTGTGCAATAAAAAACCCCACCGTAGAAACGGCGGGGGATTTTCGTATTTATATATAGAATGGTTTACATTTAAAATATAACAGAAAAAAATGACTTTACCAAAGCCCAAGCGAAATTAAAAATAAAAAACATTAGGAACATTCCGACTGTAAATGCCAACATAGTGATAATAACTTCAATTAAATCTTCTATGTGTTTCTTCATAAAAAAAGGGAGGACGATATATTATAAAATGGCAAATTTAGAATAGATGAAAATATCAGGTTTCTCGTCCTCCCCATATATAAATATATCAATACTATGAAAAAAAATAAAGGGGAATTGGTACACCAGTCCAAAACCCCTTATTATTATTAAACACAAAAAGAATTATACTTCTTCAAACTTTGATTGGATATGTTTATCAATCTTCTCTAATCGTTCACCAATCTCTTTGTTGTAACCAGATTGACAATAATCTGTCAATACATTTGTGATACCAACCACTTCTTTAAGTGTAAGTGGTGTACCAATCATTCTGCAATACTCTCCTACAAATTTAAGTGTAGATTGTCTAACAATACTTTCCTGATTTTTCTGATAATCGTTTGCCATTTTATTTATTGTTTTGAGGTGTGAAAATTCCGTCCCAATGATTTAACTTTGAAATAAATTCATCTGACATTCCTTCCAAATCTAATTCCAATTCTCCATCTTGATTTTCTACAAATCGTAATGCCACACAAATCTTCTTTGGAATTTTAATGGGGTCAATTGGTGGATTTGGATTAATTTCATAAATGATATTGAATGCACCTCTACTACCTCTAACCTTCTCTCCTGTTTCAATTAGGTAACCCATCGCACGTAAATCAGATAGAGC